TCCAAAGCCGCCCGGTTGGTTTCGGCTTCCGCCACCCCTTGGCGTGATCCACCAAAAGCCCGCGCCGCCACCGCCCGAGCCGCACCCTGGCCCTGGGCGACTTGGCGCGAACGCTCAATATCCGCCAGGGTGGTGTCGATCACTTGCTGGGTGTAAGGGTTCTGATAGCCCTCCATTGCTTGCGCCACTGTTTGGGGCTGATAAGCCCCCACTCGGCGGGCTAGTTCCTGGGCCTGAGTTATGGCGGGCTGGGCTGCTGTCGCCGCCCGTTCAAACATCCCAAAAGCTTGCTGCTGCTGTGGCGTAAAGCCCGCCACTAATTCGCCAGTATAGGCTTCGTAAGGCCGATCAGCCGCCGTCTGTGCCCGGCTATAAACATCCAAGGCGCGGGCCTTGAACTCAGGGTCAACACTCTGAGTCTGGGTCTGGGATGTGGTCTGCTTTCCGCCGCCCTTACTCATGGCGTGATCTCCTTAGAAACTGTGGTCATTATACCTGTAAATCCTTGTGCTTTCAAAGCACGAACCCACCCAGGACGCCCGGTGCCGGTCAATTTGGTACACCCAAAAGACCGCCCATAAACAACCAATGATGGGATCATATCGACTATTTGCTCCAACCGCCCGCCAACCAGCCAAGCGTGAAGCACGGAAAACTTAGGATATTCGACAATCTCGGTGACGATGGCGGCTTCCGGCGCGGGCCAGAAGGTGAACCGCCCCTCTTTTACACCAGCCTTAACGTCCGCCAGATCGTGCGTATTCCCCGCATAGTCCAAGGCATCTTGGAGCCAGCCGGAACACCGCTCAAATTCAGCATCCAATGGCGTCATAGGGACGAAGCCGAAATCACCCCGGAATTAGAAACCTCGATGCTCCATCGGGTTCCATCCGGGGACTGAAGAATCAGCCGACCAGGGGACACTTCGACATCGCGGTTCCGCTTGTGGTTTTCCGCATCGGCGCGCTCAATCAAAGACCGCGCCGTTTGATCGTCAATCTGAGAATATGCTGGGCGAGCCTGGGGCAATCTCAACGGCGTGACCCCGGCTGTGCATTAAGTCGGAAGTTACCAACCCGCCAATCGCCCAACTCTACTGCCTCCACCCGGAAGGAAACCTGGCGGGCGGAGAACCGGACATCGGTGTACTGGGACGAAATGGTGTAAGGCCCATATGTGGTTTCTGTCCCTTCTGGGGCAAACCGGGTCTTGAACTTCACACTCACGCTACCCTGGCTGCGCTCATCAGGAACAACCTGTTTGGCGACCATAATCTGATCGCCATTCCCTAACTCAATCGGCCCGGCTTCAGCGTAAAGAGTGGCGCCATCGTAGTTGTAGCCCACCTCATGGTCATAGAAATAACCAGACGGATCGAACAGAACCGGGCTTTCAAATACGCCATTGGCAATGCCGGTGGTGCGGGCAATACTCCCGATCATCCAAGTGTTTTCGTGATAATTCCACACCACATAACTATCGCACTCAGATGAGCCTTCTGACGGATAGTGCCACCAAACCTCTTGATAATCCACATTTACCCAAGCCGCTATCTTGGCGGTTTGGTTGTAATTAATATTACGGAAAATATAGTCGCTGACGGTTGAGTCTAGTTTCTTCACCGTACCGTCAAACAGATAGAAAGCGCCATCACCCATCCAAACGGCGCCATTATCCAAGCTAACAGAAGCCTGGGGACTGATAACACCACAACCAAAACCAATGCGCTCAAATCCATAAATAAACGGCGGTCCTTGATAAACCGCCAAATGGGCATCGGTGGTTGTCAGTAACAAGGTGCCATAGCGGGTTTTTTCACCGCAAACCAAATTACCAGAAGTCGCCAACTCATAATCGCCTGCTTGATTTGTCGCCGCTGGCGTCCAAGTGGTGTTATCTTCCTGATCTGACCATTGGACCTTGCGGCCATTACCACCAGCGCCCAAAGCAAACAGAAACCGCTCGCTGGTTACAATGATGGCGTTATTGTCGGTTGGCGCGTTCGTAATAATAGCAGCCCGCGTAGAAGCACCTAAATCCCATTCGTAAATACTACCTTCGTCAGACCGACACGCCACTAGATATTCGCCCCAGTTATCCAAGGCCCAGGTGGAAGCGTCCAACACACCCGCCGCATTCAACTGAGGACGCGGTGTGCCATAGGTGCTTGAACCATAGGTCCAAACGCCATAGCCAACTGCATTCTGGCTATCCGTGCGCCCCACGCTGATTTCATACTTATAAGTCGCGCTGCCTTGATTGGTTTCGGTGGTGGATGCGTTGCTGGAAGCCGTCACCGTATAGGCATTGGCGTTAGTAACGGTCACAATGTAATCGCCAGATAGCGTAATCCCGCTCGACCCAATAGCCGTACCGGAACTGAAGTTAGCGGTGTCGCCGGTTGTTAGCCCGTGGCTGGTATCCGCCACAGTAACAGTTGGCGAGCCAGAAACTGTGCTGAAGGCGTTAGACAGAGAACCCGTTTCCCGGATCGGCGTGATATTCTGCGGCGCCGTATTGGCCTTCAAAGCGTACAGCTTCGCCGCACCGCCAGCCGCAATAACCGTATCGCCATCGTTCTCACGCCAAGCATGAGAACCACGCATAACGCCAGTAACCTGGATATTTAGATAAGAACCACCAGACGCATACTGACGCTTACGCCACCCACCCACAGGCTGCAACGTGCCTTCAATCCACCGCACCAGATTGGAATCGTACCACCGGCCCGCAGCTTGGTATTGGGTGCCTTGGCGGTAAATCCCTGGAGGGAGTTTAAGCGGAATATACGGCATTGCGCTTCACCGCTTCCATTTCAGAATGGATTGAACCGTCTTGGTTTCGTAAATCCGAATGGTGGTCCAGATTATCGTAAAAGTCGCCGCAATAGCAGGAAGAATTTGGGCTAGTGTCCCGATCACCGTGGCCACTGAAATGGCGTCCACAACGTGTTTGGCGGTTTCGTTGTGATCTAACGCCATGGTTCAGCCCTCTATCAATTTCTGCCCGCTGACGGCCAGAAGCATTTGCCCGGTTTGCTCATTTGACCGGACCATCTCATTCCGAAAACTCTCTACCGCTGCGCCCGTCTGGCGCTGTTGCTGGCTGTTTTCGATCATCAAAATGGGAAGCCAAGCCATTGAACAAGCCCACTCATCTACTTCCTTGCCGGTGTTTGGATTGATCCCACGCACCTGAATAAACCAGGCGCAATCCAACTTCCGGCAGGGGTTAAAGCCATCTAGCGGGCAGTTATGTTTGGCTTCGATCTGCATCAGTCTTTAGTCGCCAAGATGACATCGACGTAAGAAACGGCGAGATTGATAGCTGTGCCGGTGAAGGTGTGATCGTGGGAACTGCCGCCACCGGTGTTTTGAATACTAATCCCGGTGGTTGCTGAATTAGTTGATATAGAAGACTTAAAAACCCCACTCCCTTCTCGAATGCCAGGTGCGTAACCTTGGTCACTGTATATATTCCAAACAGTTGAATGGCTGTGGCCTGGATCGGTAACGCTATGGCTATGTGCTGGTATTTGAGCGGTTGTGAGAGTTGTCCCACCAACCGTGCCAGACACCGCCTGAGAGGCAAAAGCCGTAGTAAACGCCACACTACCACCAGAACTGGCGGAACCAGAAACAACCCGAAGCGCCTTATCGTTGTGGGTGGTAGATTTTGTCCAGCCAGTAGGTGCCGCTGTTTGCGCGAATAGCATCACCGTGCCGGACGGAAAGGCATCGACCTTTGCTGTAGCGGCAGGCAAAGTTAGGGTATTAGTTCCGGCGACAGATGGGACGGCGAAGGTAATAGCCCCAGAAGTGGCCCCACTTATCTTAAACGTGCCGGTGACATTTTGAGTGCCACCAACAGTTAGGGTCTTGGCCGCACCAACATTCAAGCCAACACTTGTGCCCCCACCAGCCGCCGCAAATATCGCGTCCACCAAATCCAAATCAGTATTCAGCTTACCGCCCCAGCTATCGGCGGAAGCACCTACTTCCGGCTTCGTTAGCCCCAGGTTGGTTGTGGTGGTATCAGCCATTTATTGCACCCTCGTCCATGTCTCAGACCCGGTAGCAACCGGCGTCCATATTGTAGCGGAATCAGTCGCCTGGGTCCATATTTCAGTGCCATCCGGTATCTGTGACCATTTCAGAATGGCAGAAACCTCCATGGTTCCAGAGGCATCAATGGCGGCTGAAGCAAATTGAACCCGGTTGGCTGTGGCTGTAAGTGAGCCAATGGCGTCAATCGCCGCTGAACCAATATAAACTACCAAACCGGAAGCCGTTAAACTCGCCACTCCATCAATGGCGATAGCCCCGTTTTGGATGCGCTGGGCCGTGGCGGCTAGATCACCAATCCCGTCTATGGCGACCTGACCAGCCTGTATCCTTTGGGCCGAAACCACCAGATCGGCAACGCCATCAATCTGCGCCGCGCCTGCCGCCGTTATGTTAGCCGAAACGGCCAAATCAGCCGTGGCGTCAATCGCAACCTGACCCTCAACAATCGCCCCAGAAAGCGCCGCGAATGGGGTCTGGGCGAAGGTTGAGAAGCCAAACATCTATCCTACTCCGCTGGCGCGATTGTCAGTTCCCCGGCAGCAACCAGGGCCATGATGTTCTGGTAATCCGTGTTGGCTGGGTCCAACGGAACGAAGCTGGTCACGCCGTTGGTGGAGGCAGAGCCATCAACACCCGCGATACCTGTGGAGCCCGAGATGGTAATCGGCATTAGATACCTCCAACAGCATCAAGCTGTTCCTGCGTTGGCTGTGCAAATGTCGGGTGGTTCCAGGCTGCGATATAATCGCCCCGGCCGTCACTGTCGTTTTGAAGCCGGATGACGATCAGGAAGTCCTGCGGTAACAGATCGGGGTATATTACCATGATACGTTGATACAGGGTCATTATGCAGCCCTCACAAGCGCGCCAGACATATTTGTATATACTGAAGACGATCCAGCCGTCGAAATAACGGCAGTTGTTGCAGTAATATATGCGTAAAGTTCTAGATAATCTGTAGAACCATTCATATAAACAACTGCTGAACCTACAGAAGTGCCTATACCAGCCGTTGCTGAATAGTCACTTCCATATGTATAAGCACTCCCGTTTTTGTAAAGAACAGAAAGGCATCGTGTTGGAGAGGTGCTGTCAAACGCAGACATAATAAAGTTAATTTGATAATAGCCAGCTACTGTTGGCGTAAAACGATAATTTGTTGCCGTGTCAAAATTGCTATTTGTATCAAAAAGTTCAGCATTTAACTGCACCTTAGTAAAGGTGGATGAAGTAATCGTCTGGTCTGCCGATAGATAGGCACTAAACGCAGGTCCATTACCCGCCACATTTGTGCCAAGCATCGCCTGTGTCACAACAGCAGAACTACCAGTAGTCACCACATTCCCAGTATTCGCCGGAAACGTAGCCGTGTAATCCGTCGCCGTGCTGGGCGTAGTCAGTGTGACGCTGCCGCCACCTGTGGATTTTAGTTTTACGGACGCTGCGGCGACAGCGCCTGTTGTTTCAATAGAAGAACCGGGGCTAGTTGTACCAACCCCTAGACGGTTGTTTGTATCGTCCCAAAACAGATTACTATTGTCTTGGCTATACACCCCAGACGCGCCAGCAAACACAACAGAGCCAGCCGTGAAGGTGGTGGCTGTACCTGTGCCGCCATTACCCACAACCAAAGTGCCACCTAGAGAAATAGCACCATAAGAAGCCGTTGATGGCGTCAAGCCAGTAGAGCCACCACTAAAAGAAATAACCGTCCGTGACGCTGGCAGAGTAATAAAAACATCCTTAGACCCAGCGCCAAAATCAACCGCGCTTCCGCCGTTGCTGGAAGAAAGGATCGTGGTGCGCGCAAGAGTGGATGGGCTGGTGAAGGTTGCAATACCAACCTCCCACCCAACCCCGCTCTGGTCAGCAATGGTGTAATAAGTCGTGTCGCCTGTATCTAAAACGGAATCAAACGTGCGGAACCGATCAACCGCACCAGCCAGGGTAAAGTTACCCGTGCCGATGGTGGTGGACGTTTCTCTTACACGATCAGCAATAACAAACGCCATTTCACCAACCTCTATTCAAGCGTGATGTCGAGATCACCAGCCGGGATACGGAATACATCGCCGGAAGCGATGGTTTTAGAAGCCGTCAATTCGCCGTAAGCCAGCATATTGCCGGAAGTCAGCGCATCGAACACCGCAACATAAGTAATGGTTCCCCAAGACCCTGTTGCCGCGTCAAATTCAACCGCGCTGCTATTGGTGCTGGCATTGCCGCTGGTGGTCATTGTGACCACCTTGCGAGCGTAACCATTACCGGAAACTTCCGTGCCGCCACCGCCCTCGCCAGGCGCCGCCGTGAACAGACCAAGATAAAGGCTTCCAGACGGCGAAGAAAACGCCGTGCCGGTGAACACATAGGCCATGATCTTGTTTTCAAGATAGTTGGTGAAGGCGTTTGTTGTCATTAGCCGAAACTCCTTGCCCGCATCCGAAGGGCGCTGGTTGCCATCCGGCTCCGCTCATCGGAAACCTTCAGATCGTTAAGGCACCGCTCATAAAGCGTTCCCCAGGTAGAAAGCCGCTGATCGTCCTGCAAATACGGCGCGGCCTGCAAAAGCGCGCCATAAAGGTACAGATCAGGCGAATCCGTCAGAAGCCAATTCGTCGTATTGGAAACCGAAAGCGCGGGGATCGTGGCGTAATAGGTCAACTCGCCAGTATAGGCGGACCCGCTATCCGGCGCCGGGACAACCTGAAACTGCTGGCCAATCTGCGTATAATAGATCGGCTTTCCGGTGGTCCCGTTAGCCCCTTTCAACATCGCCGCCTGATCAGGAGAAACAAACTCCATCGTCGTAATCGGGTTCGTATTGATCTGGTAGCGGATGCTTTCCAGCCAATCAGCCGGGACGGCGCTGTACTCGCTATCCAGCGTCGCCGTAGCCCGCTCCACCATACGCCGGTGGCGGATATTCCGGTTAAACTGGGCCTCCGCCAAAGTGATGAAATCAGGGATAACCGCCGTCAAATCGGACCTATTCAGCCAATCCCCGATAGACGCCTGTAAGGTGGAATAGTTGGAAATCGCCATATCTATTCACCCCTTGAAGCTGCCGCATGGGCACAGGAAAACTCAAAGCCCCCGATATGGCGCACCTGATGGCTAATATCGTGGTCTAGCATCACCTCGAACCCTGATTCCCTGGCAGA